GATTTTTGTCTTATTCGTCTACCTGGTTATAATTTATGTAGAAATATTAGGAAGCTCATTCCCCAATCATCTACATTTCAATATTCAGGAACTGGTGTGTTAGTTTCTCGCCTTGTTGATACAGGATTACCTGTGTCTATACCATTAAATAGTTTGAAATGGGGTAATACTTTTATTACGCCTACAACAAACATTATTGGACCACAGTATATTACTGATCACGCTTTACTTCAAGGTTCTTGTGGTAGTCCAGTTTTAGTTAGATTGACTCAGAAAGACAGAGTCGTTCTTGCAGGAATGCACTTAGCTGGCCCCACTGCTGGTACACTTGAAGCTTCTGAATTTTCTCCATCTTCAGAATGTACAGGATTAGCACAATCAATGACTTTAGATTTAATTGATGAAATTAAAAAGAAATTTATTGGTTTCAAACCCTTATCTCATAAAGAATCAGATCTAGGTAGTAAAACACAAACTATCACACTACAAGCTTTACATTGTAAATCTCCTATTAATTACATTGAGAAAGGAGTATGTAATGTATATGGATCTTTAGATATGCCACGCTCTCATATGGTATCTAGGGTTGGTCCTCATTTTTTAAGGAATTATTTTCTTGACCAAGGTTACACAATTAGTGAATTTGCTCCAAATATGCGATCATGGATACCTTGGCGTACAGCATTATTAGGTTATACTAAACCCGTTAATACTGTTAATTCTGAAATGTTAACTAAAGCTGAAGATGGATATTTTAATGATATCATATCTGAGCTTCATGAAGACGTTCTTTCAGATTTTTTACATCCTGTATCTATGGAAGTAGCTATTAATGGTTATCCAGGTATAGCTTTTGTTGATTCCATTAACAGATCAACTAGTGCTGGTCATCCTTTTAGATGTCCTAAAACTAAATTGATGGTTCCTTGTGAGTCAAATGAAATTTTTCTAGATCCTGTTGATTTTAATGAAGAAGTTTATGACAGAGTTAAGACCATGAAGCAGGCTTATCATAATCAGAATAGAGCATGTCCCATTTTTACAGCTTCACTTAAGGATGAACCAGTTTCTGCAAAGAAAATTGCATCTGGTAAAGTTCGTATTTTTGCAGCTGCTCCCCTAGATTTTACTCTATTGGGACGAATGCAACTTGTCAGTCTTGCACGATTAGTACAAAGGAACAGGAAAGCGTTTGAAGCGTGTCCTGGACTTATAGCTCAATCATCAGAATGGCATGATATGAGAAATGAACTAATCAAGTTTGGTGAAGATTCCATTCTAGATGGTGATCATAAAGATTATGATAAACGTGTACCTCCTGAATTTATAAGAGCAGCATTTAACATAATTTATAAATTATGTGAACTCTCTGGAAATTATGATGCTAAAGATCTTTTAG